AAACTGTTTGGCCATTGCGGCTGCAACAATATCATCGCTGAAGGCTTTTGCTTCGGGTGTTCCATGTTCTGGGAATAATGGCTCAGCAGGAACAGCAATTGGACTATCAAATACAGGCGGAATGTTGTCTGCTATAACCTGTGCTCGTGCTTCTTCGTAGGTTAGATCTTGTTCAGGATCAGGCAATACAATATGTTCTACATGTACTTTTACCCTTGCAGGGTTTTGATTATCTGATTGATCCTGTTCTCCAGTTTCTTCAATCTCTGGTCCAGGTTGGTCAGTTGCTGCATCTGGTGATTCTTCTGTTTGCTGTTCGCCTGACGGTGCTTCCTCAGTCGCCGCAGGCGGCAATACGCTCTCAGTTTTCGTGTTATCAACAATACTCTCCTTGTCTTTGCGGCGCCAGCCAAACGTTTCAGTAGCAGCAAGTAGCATCATAATAGCTAGTGGATCAAACACAGCAACAATCAGCACAATAACCCAACGCACTGCTTCTTCTAACAGATTTTGATCTGCGTTAGCACCGTATACCAATTCGGCTATATATTTAATCGGACCAACTTCGGCTTCTAACTGCCTAGTTTTTGCTTCTAGTGCAAACTTTTGCTCTACAAGTAGATCTAGAGCGGCATTGGTTGCTTTAATTTTTGCAGTTTCTTCTGTAATTATTGTTTCAACATCGCTGTCAACACCCACTGTTAAACTGTTGCGCAATTGGTTGATTAATTTTTGACTTTGTGCTACTTGTGCATCAGCACCTGCACGAATTTTTGCAATTTGATTGATTGCACTTTTAACAGCAGGAGACTCTTGGTTGCGAACTTCGTCAATGCGTTTTAGTACATCAAGTTTGCGTTCTTTAACTGCTTGTGAATCTACACCACGTGCAGCACTGATCAATCCTCTAAGCCTATCACGCTCTTTGTTGAGGTTCTTTTCATTGTCTTTGCGTAATTGTGTAATGGTTGCACTTAATTGGTCAATGCGTTTTTGGTTTTTGTCTTTCCATTCATTGGTTCTTTTGGCTGTGTCGCTGCCAAAGATGCCATCACTTTTAATGCCAATGGTTTGTTGAAACTTTTTAATTTCTTTGATTGATCCGCTTTTGCTCAACCGCTGTAGTGTATCAAGATCGACATTGATCTGATTGATTTGCTGTTGATAAGGAGCAACCTGTGCATCAATAGCGGCAGTGTCATTGCCTACGTTTGCTAGTGCAGTTTCATATTGTTTGGCATTGCTATCAAGGCGAGCAAGTTCTGCATCAAGTCCTTTTAACTGCTCAAGATATGGTTCAACTTTTGTAGTGTCACTGCTTCGAGCATTTTGAATAATTGAATTTTGTTCTGCAATAGCAGGCTTGATGCGCTCATATGCTTGATCAATACGCTGTTGTTCTGTGTCAATTTGTTTCTGTATGCTTGCATTATTGTTGCCTGTGCTTGCTTCCGCTTTGGCAATTTTTTGTTCACTGCGAACAATCCCAGCTTCAGCTCTAGCAATCTCACCTGCAATTCGTTCAACTTGAACAACGCTTTCGGTATTAGCACTGGTTTGTTCAATATGACTCTTAGATAGAAATCCAAAGATACCCATTGATGTGATAAACATCAAGACTGCAACTGCACTCACAAGGTAGGCTTTCATTATCCATCTAGCACGAAGCCAATGCTGGTGAAGCCAAACTGTTACTGTGAGTTTAGCAATCTCCAGTATGCCGCCCATTATGATAATTGGAATGGCAGCGGCCGCAAAGATTGCAACCAAGCCGAGAATACTGTAATAGGCGGCGATGCCCGACAGGCTAAGTGCCACAAATAATATCAATAATGCTAAGAACATAACGTATTTACTTATTTTGCTGTTGAACAGACTGTGTATATTTCAAGTCTATCCAGGTTTTAAATGCAGGGTCTGGCACCATAAACCATATCTTTACTGGTCTTAGGTGAAAATTAAACAGGTCTAGTTTCTTACGCACACCACGTTGGCCGCGCCAATCTTTGCCAAACCAAGTCTTGGCTTCGCGAATAATTTCGTACCATTGCGCACGACTATGAACTTCGAACCAAATTTTATACATTCAGTTCCTCATTGATATATCGCTGTAGTTCATGATCGCCTACATTGTCTGGCACTTCATTTTTGTAAAATAATCTGTAACTGTCGCTACCGTACTTGCCGATGCCATGCAGTTGTGTGGCATCTTCGCCGTCCCAGTCGTTAAACTGTTCACTCATACGATACAGCCTTTCTGCTCGTACTTTACGCATACCTAGCGGAGCAATTACTTCTTCAATCTCGTTGCGTGTGGCATGTAATAACGCTTCTGGACAATTCCATTTAGCAAAGAACTTAGGCAGTACTGCTTTGACTTGTTTACGTCCTGTAAGATTTAAACACATCACACCTACCATGTGTTGCCATACGCTATCAACCTGTTGTTGCACCATAAGATCATCTCTCATAGTTTTTCTCCTGGTTCAAAGCCTCTGAAACGTTCAAAACGTGGAAAGCGCAAACTGTATGTGCCGTCTTGATTTTGTGTTACAACGTCTGCTTTAATCTCTACAATGTGCCCTACTAGTTCGTCCTTGCGAGTCCAAAAACTATCACGATCGCTATCAGACAAACCGCTTCCAACATTAACCCGTATAGCACGACCATCATCAGTGCCTTCGCATACCAACGCTCCAAGACGCCCTTGGTTTCTTCCGGTTCCTTCTTCAAGATCAACTACCTCCAAATCTACTGTAATAACTGGCTTCCATTTCATCCAGAATGTGCTACGCTTGCATTCATATGGTGCATCCAAGCGTTTGATCATGATGCCTTCAAAACCTTCAAGCACACACTTTTCAGCATACTCTGTCATGGTTTTGTGTCCTGCTTCATTTGATAGATCAACATCAAATCCATCTACCAGGTGTATGTTCGGCAATCCATGCATTGATACCAGTGTAGATAGTGCCAACAAGCGATTGTGTTGATTTCTGTTACAGTGTCCTTCTCTGAACTCTGCTAAGTTCATAATATCAAATACATGAAAATCACTGTCAGTGGCAACATGATCTTTTTTGGTTGCGCCCTTCATCAGTTCTTGAAAACTGGTACCAACAATTTCACCATCCAACACCAAGTCATACTGCAAGCTATGCTTTTGTGCAAGTGCGCGAATCTGCTCAGCAATGTGAGGAAAGTTAGAGAACTCTTTGCCGTTGCGGCTATACAACATCACAGTGCCATTGCGATATGCAATAGCAATAGTTCTTACTCCGTCCAGTTTGGGCTCAAGTCTGCATACACCAGTCATCTTTTTAGGATGGCCTTTACTGTCTGTGGCTAGCTGAACTTCAAATACAGGAATCTTCCATTCACTGTTGCCCAGTATTTTGTTAAGTGTTTTTGCAGTAATACCACAGCGTAAATCTTTAATAAGCACACGACGTGCCAGCATGTTCCACTGCTCGCTGTCAAAGCGTTCGCTGATAATTTTAATAGTGTCGCGGGCTTTGTGTCCAGTAAGTGTGCGTGTACGCAAACTTTCACACAATCCCCAAAACTGCACCCAAGGATTTTCTCTGTGTTCAAGTCCTTCGGTTTCAGGAACCTGTTTTACGTTGTAGGTAAAGTATGGATTGTATGCAAGATAACAGTTGTAAAGAAAGCATTCAGCACTGGCACTGCCTAGTCTAGCCGCTACCAGAGCTTTTTCAATTACACCTTCTTTGTGTAGTCGACTGTTATCTGCTTCAAGATCGCGTACCCAATCACTGGCCACCTGTAATCCGTTGTACTTTGCATCGGCTTCTTTGTCGAACTTGATCATGGTGCACCTGAGGGTTGTTGTAAAAACAAATCATACTATTATAATACTATAACTCTGACTAGAAGTCAACCATTATCTCACAATGATTGCGTCTGCCTCGGCGACAGTATATGTGCTACTTGTAATTTGACCAGGATTGCTAGGCAGTGTAGTAGGAATTGGAGCATCTTGCTGTATGTTAGCAGTTCCAAGTTTGTCAATGTTTCTTGCTTCACGCATTGCACCAACACTTGCTTGTCCACCGGTACTGCTGAAGTTCATTACACGTTCTAATAGTTCGCTTGCTCCGCCGGCAGTTGTATCAAGTGCATACGCAGGCAAGTTACTTGCAAGTTGTATGGCACTATTGTCTTGTGTTTGCACCACAGTTAGATCTAAATCCATCTTAGTTCTGATTAGTTTTTCTCTTGCCTGTTGTTCTTGCATTCGTTTGAAGTTGCGCTGTATAATTTGTGCTCCAGGATTGTCATTGAAGAAATTGGTCATTAATGTTTTAGCGGCAGCAATTATCCCGTTCCAAGCAGCTTCCTGTGTTGCATACGTTCCTGCACCATACACACCGGCAGGTATAATATAGTCTGTAGAAGGTGCAATCGGGTCATAAGCACCATCAATGAAGTAATCCATTACGATGTAGATGCCTGTACTAGCACTACTTGAACCACTGTCTTGTGTGAAAACATTCATTGCGCCTGATGCAATAAGTTTTTCCATTTCAATTTTGTTTTGTTGTAGTGGCGCGGCACTGTTGTATCCAGCAGCATAACCAATTACATCACTGATGGTATAAGTGCCATCTGGTCCAGTTGCAAGGTCAATACCACTTTCTGTTTTATATTGGGTAGTCCAGAACGTTACTACATCATCAGGTACAAGTTGTGTTTGGTTTTGTATTAAGTCTAAATCTTTAAATGTTTCTGCCGTTGTACTTGCAGTAGATAGTAACTTTGAAGTACTTCCATCAATGCCTTTTACCTGTCCAAGACTTCGTGCCAGAGCGCCATTTGCTGCTGCTAGGTCAGCTGGCAATGCTCCTGCTAGATTTTCACCAAGACTGTTAAATTCGTCATTGACACTGCCACTTGCAGTGTATATTGCTCTATTACTAACAGAACTAGTTCTCAATGGTGCAGTAAGAGTTGAGAAACTGGTTGGAAACAGTTTTTGTGGATTCATTAGATCACTACCAGAAGTAATGGCTACTTGTGTATTTTTTAATATTCCTTTTACATCGCCTAATTCTGCGGTGCTTAATGTAGAGAAGCCATCGTAGATTTGACTTTGTATATTGTTTGGTAAGGCCGGACCTAGATCTGCAATTGCATTAAGGTCAATGCCAAGGCTACCCGTGGTTAGTCCACTTGTGCCACTGCTAATGGCATTGTTAACTGTGCTGAGGCTGGGACCAATTGAGCTAGCAATTCTTGGATCAATTGAAATGTTTGCAAGTTTATCATACATTGGACCTAGGTTGCCAGCAACTTTCATATTTTGCAATAGTTGCCCTGGCGAACCAAGATTGCTTATACTGTCAAAGTTAAGAGTTGATCCGAGACTGCCAAGATCGGCACCAAAGCTAGGCAACGCATTTGTTATGCCAGTTAGGTTGCCACTCATTACACTATCCATACCTGGAAATGTTCCGCCCGCAAATGCACTAGCACTGTTAGTTGCGGCTGATATCATGCCATTGGCACTGCCTACAAATCCTTCAGCACTGCTAAACACAGTGCCAAACTTTTTTGCGTCGCCTAGTATGTTACCACCACTCAAACTGCCGCCCATTACGCTTGCAGCTTCTGATAAGCCAGTTGGCAGAACGTTGCTAAGACCAGCAGGAAGACCCATGGCACCTAGTGCATCACCCGAAAACACATCAAAGCCTGCACTGAAGACACCATCGCCTAAACCGCTTGCCATATTTGTAAATGTGCTTTGAAAACTTGTAGGAAGTGAGCCTATCTTGCCCAATGTGCTAGTAAGTGCGCCGCTTGAACTAAGCCCTTGAAAGGCAGATTGTGCGCCAGTAAAACTGGCCATGCTTACACTGCCTGTTAGTCCGGTTACACTGTCTGTAATACTATTTGGAATTCCACTTATAGAAGCCAGTGGGTTTCCGCCAATTCCTCCAAGCATGCCTGCACCGGCAGTTAATACCGTTGCTGTAAGTGCGCCACCGCAAGACATTGTTAAAACGCCGGAATCAGTACGTCAAAACTACCAGTGGCTCGTGAATGTCCACAAGTGTCTGGTGATCCAACATAGTTGATTGGTCTGCCTGCAGCAAGAACACTCATTGATCCAAGTGTGGTACTTGCGGCACAATGAATGCTGCAACCTGGTGCACCGCAACACGGATGAGGTGTAACAGATGTTCCTGTTAAACAAGCAGGTCGTCCATTGATGAGCACACTGGTTGCACCAGCACCTACTGCAGCACCACCTGCTGAGTTTACATCACCTATTCTTACGGCTCCTGGCATGTTTATCCTTTTAATATTCCTTTTGGTGCAGTAACAATTCCAGTGCTTGCTTGTATATAACTTGCAATAACATCTTTGTTTGTTTCCACATACATTGTTATGTTGTTTGTATTTATGGTAACATCTTTTGTCTCATCTGCACTCATCAATGCAGGCAATAATTGCACACCTTGTTGAGTAGGAATTAAGGAAAACGGATTGGATATTACTGTTGAAATTAAATCAGTGCTTACAACTTTGGCAATAATTTCACTGCTGTCGCTCAGTCTGAATGAATAGATTTTGTTTTGTTCTAGTGTCATGCTAATAGTTACCTACTGTTAGGAGTGGGGTTAAAAAGAGTAGCCGGTGCCGTTAAAGCCTGTTTCGTCAATGTATGTTACCAATTGATCGTATCCGCCAATCACTCGAGTGCCAATAACAATCTGCGGCACAGTTCTTGCATTGGGTGCAACTTCCAACAGTTGCTCTCGAGTAACATCTACACCGACTTTTTTTGCTTCAAATTGAACATTCAGTTTGGTCAGTAGATGCTTGGCTTTTTCACAATAAGGACAACTGTCTTTGGTGTATACTGTAACGTCCATCACAGACTGAATCCTTTGAATGTTTCTGCATCTACATCTTGTTTGGTTCCGCCAACTACATATGACGAGATTTCTGTTTCCTGCGGAGCAACTTGTACATCGCCGCCAGCAATCCATTTTTGTGTCCACGGAAGAGGATTTGATCCACCTTTGTAACTGCTAGGCAGTCCAACGGCTGTCATACGCTTGTTTGCAATCCACTCAACATATTCTTTAAGCAGTTGTGCATTAAGTCCAATCATTGATCCATCCTTAAACAGATAGTCTGCCCACTGCTTTTCTTGCTCAACAGCATCTTCAAACATTTTAATCAGGTCAGCTTCACACTCTTTTGCAATTTTTGCATAATCTGGATCATCGCTTGGCAACAGTTTCATAAGTTGCTGTGTGCTTGCTAGGTGTACATTTTCGTCACGAGCAATAAACTTGATGATTTTGGCATTGCCTTCCATCTTTTTAAGTTCAGCAAATGCCCAACTGCAAGCGAAACTTACATAAAAACGAATACCTTCAAGCACGTTTACACTTGCCAAGCACATCCACAGTTTTTTCTTTAGTTCATACAAATCAACTTCAACGGTTTTGCCATTTACTTTGTGCTTGCCTTCGCCTAGTAACTTGTACCATGAACTGTATTCGATGAGGTCATCATAGTATGCAGTAATATCGTCTCCGCATTCGTTGATCTCTTTGATGTCCATCATGGTATCAAAAATCTTGCTTGGATCGCTGTACACATTGCGAATGATGTGCGTATAGCTTCTTGAGTGAATAGTCTCTGAAAATGTCCAAGTGATAATCCAGTTTTCTAGCTCGGGCAAGCTCACAATAGGACCAAAGCTCTCTACTGGCGCACGACCTTGCACACTATCCAACAAGATCTGTCTCTTAAGGTTGCTCGTAAAGATATGCTTTTCGTTGTCAGTGAGTTCTTTGAAGTCTTTGGCATCACGTAGCACGTCGACCTCTTCAGGGCGCCAGAAGAATCCCAACTGTTTGTCAGTTAGTTTGTCAAACTGACGATACTTTAGCGTATCGTAACGCTGTAACCCAACCCCACCTTTGGGATCAAGGAATGCCAAACTTTCTGTATGGTCTCTTCTAGTTGAATTTAGTACGCTCATTTTATTTTCCTTATATTGTGCAGCTATCGCAGGCTTCTTCTTGGTCATATGGAAGTTCAATTAACACGCTTTCGGCGGCGTTCATTTTATCAATATCAATTTCGCCCGACCCATCATATGTGTTAAAGTAGTAAAGTTGTTTGTGTCCATATTTATAACACAACAATAAATGTTGTAACATGGTACTCATTGGAATCTTCTCATCTTCGTAGTGTTGCGGATTGTAACTGGTGTTTACACTGATGCCTTGGTCAATGTACTTTTGTAAAATTGCAGTAATTTTCAAGTAACCTTCCGGTGACTTCTGATCCCAAAGCAATTCATACTTGTTTTTCAGTCTTGGGTAGCCCGGAACAACCTGCTTTAGCACACCGTCTTTGCTCTGCTTGATACTAACATATGCTCTTGGTGGCTCAATGCCATTTGTGCTGTTAGATATCTGTGCTGAAGTTTCAGCAGGCATAAGTGCCATCAATGTTGAGTTACGAATACCGGTGTTCTTGAGTTGTTCGCGCAGTCCTTGCCAATCAACGCAATCCTTATGTGCCACAAGTTCGTCAACTTCTTTCTTGTAGGTGTCAACTGGCAACACACCATCGCCATACTTGGTTTCGTGATTCTTTGGACATGCACCTTGTTCGGCTGCAAGATCTGCTGAAGCCTTGATCAAGTAGTAACTCCAATGCTGTGCCCAGGTATCAACCAACGGCAATGCTGCTGGATCACTGTAGCTAACATCATTTTTAGCCAACCAAAACGCAAAGTTAATAATGCCAACACCTAGTGGACGTCTGTTTTCAGTTGCCATTTGTGCTGCAATAATTGGATAGTTCTGATATGTTAACAGTGCATCAAGTCCACGAACTGCTAGTGTGCAGGCCTTTTCCATGTCTTCTGGTGACTTAAACACACCCCAATTGATTGCGCTCAGTGTACATAGTGCAATTTCACCATTTGGATCATTCACATCATTCAATGGCTTAGTCGGTAGATCAATTTCACAACATAGGTTGCTTTGTTTAATTGGAGCAACTTCAGTTTTAAAACTGCTATGACTGTTTGCATGATCTACGTTTTGTAGATAGATACGTCCTGTGTCTTTGCGCTCTTGCATAAAGGCACCAAATAGTTCTTGTGCGTTTATTGTTTTCTTGCGTAGACGTGTGTTGCGCTCTGCTGTTTCGTACAAGCGTTTGAACTCGTCTTGATCAGCAAAGAAAGCATCATACAATCCTGGTACATCATGCGGTGAGAACAGTGTGATGTTGCCGCCTGTCATAAGACGCTCATACATCAGTTTGTTAAACTGCACGCCGTAATCCATATGACGCACACGATTATCTTCAGTGCCTTTGTTATTCTTCAGCACCAAGAGATCTTCAACCTCTAGATGCCATACTGGATAGTACAGTGTTGCGGCCCCGTTTCGCACACCGCCTTGGCTACATGAACGTGTTGCTGCTTGGAACATTTTGAAGAAAGGAATAACACCTGTGTGATATGCATCACCATTTCTAATAGGAGAGCCCAATGCTCTGATACGTCCGCCGTTGATGCCAATGCCAGCCTTTTGTGACACATACTTTACAATCGAACTTGATGTAGCATTGATTGAATCAAGACTGTCGTCAGTTTCAATAAGCACACAACTGCTAAACTGGCGCTGTGGCGTGCGCACACCTGCCATCACAGGGGTTGGAAGACTTACTTGGTGTGTACTGATGACATCATAGTAATCTTTGACATATTGCAGTCTTGTTTCGCGCGGGTAGTCTTGGAACAGTGTAGCAGCAATCAGCATGTAGGTCATTTGTGGTGTTTCGTACAACTGCTTGGTGACACGATTTTGAACAAGATACTTGCCGCGGAACTGTTCCATTGCAGCATAAGTTAAATCTTCATCACGATCATGTTTAATCCAATTATTGATTGTATTCCATTCTGTTTCAGTGTACTCACTGAGCAGTTCTGCATCGTAGAAGCCGGCTTCTACGTTGTGCTTAACTAGGTCATATACATGCCATGGCCCAAAGTCACCGTAAACCATTTTACGAATATGATATGATATCAAACGTCCAGCAACATACTGGTAATTAGGAGTTTCTTCGGAAATTAAATCAGCAGCACTTTTAATAAGTGTTTCCTGGATGTCACTGGTACTGATACCCTGGTAAAATTGAATATGGCTTTTGATTTCCACTTGACTAGCACTAACGCCTGATATACCTTGTGTGGCCCAAAAAACTACCTTGTGCAGTTTTTCAATGTCTAGCGGCTCTTTGCTACCATCGCGTTTAGTTACTAGTATTTCCATGATGTGTATCCCTATCGAATTTTGTTTTTGAACATGGCAGAATCCATGCTACGAGCAATTTTTAAACTGTTTGTTGAATTGATATTTAACACTTGGCCAACATCCCAATTCAATATATATTTCCCTTGGTTCAACGAAACTATATACTGGTTTTCTTGTGTTTCTTCAATACACAAGCTATTGATATCTGGACGATCCAGCATTAGTATAGTATAACTGATACCGAGACATTTTGCAAGATCACAATAGTTGTCTTCGGCAATTAAATCCCAAGGATCGGGCCAATCTTCTACCAAATCCCAATGCAAATAGTGCAACAACAATGGTGCATGTTGCCACCAAGAGTGTATTATGTTTATCACTGTATCGAGGTCAGGTTCAGATTTACATTGGTTTCGTAAATCAGCCCAGGCGATAAGTCTAGTCTGTGAATGGCTTTGCCACATGTGAGTTTAGATGCCTAAATGTTCGAGTGAATATTTAAATGTGCCTGCGGCAGTTGATGTATATTGTACGCTTATGGTGCTTCCGCTTTGTACAACGCTGAGCACAATTGCGCTTGGGTTGTCTTCGCTATAGTCATCGACATATGCCAGTGTACCTGCACTGTCGTCGCTGTCTTGTGCAACCACTCTCAGTGTTCCAAAACGTATGATGTTTGTAACTGGATCTTTAAATTGGTAGATACAGTTAAATCCTGTTGCACTTGCTGTATTCACAGTAAAGATTGTTGTTGCTGAACCTTGCACAGTCAAACTTGCACTTACTCCAGCAAGTCTGTGATATGTGCCAAACTCAATCTCTTCACCATTGATCAGTGCATAGCATGCCTTGTTATTGAGATCAATGCGCGGCTGGACTAGATTGTCAGCATCACTGCGTTCAAACATGTCACCAATGCTAACATTGTTATCGCCTGATATATCAATTATGGCTGCGGCTGCATTACCTGCGCCCAAGAAGTCGTTTGCTACGTTTAAGAAAATGTTGTATGCACTAACATTGTATGCCACTGCACCAATGATAATACCTTGCTTGGCAACTGCGTCAAACAGGTTCTGTACAATACGAACACCTTCTGGACCGCCATTAACTGGTGTTCCATCGCCAAGCAGAATAGCCTGATACAGTGTGTTAAACTGTGAGTTTTGTACTGTTACACCTTGAATATTTTCGTCGGTGTTAATACCATAAGTTAGTTGACTGAACTTACAATTGTTAAATTCAATCTGTTTAGTTGTATAAGCAACTGTGCTGTCAAATCGCACACCAGCAAGATCAGCGCCTGCACTGGTAAGACTGCTTTGCAGTAGAGGACCTTCAAAGTTTACATTGTTAAACGAAACTTGTTCTGCACGATCAACTAGCACAAGATCAATATCTTCAACTGACGTAAAGGTCATGCCTGAGATTACAATTGCTTGTGGTGGTGTTGCACTATTGGTTCCAATGTTTACACCAGTTTGTTGTAGACTGTCAGCAGTACGCATCACATACGCACCAAACGAGCTGTCGCTAGCAACATCCATTTCAATGATTGCACTGTTAGGGCCATCGCCCCATAGCTGTGCAAATGGAGGAACAGCAATTGACTGTGTTACTCTGTATGTGCCTGCTGGAAAATAAAGACTGCGTCTAATGGTTGTGTTTGTTTGACGGCAAAACAATTGGAACAATGCTCTGTTAATAGCATCAGTGTCATCAGTGACGCCATCTCCTGTTGCACCAAAGTCTAGTACACTGGCGAAGTTGTCCAGTTTTGCTTGTAGTGTTTGTGTTACTGGTGAACCTGATGTAGCTCCAGTTTGCACTGTGTATCCAGCATGCTCGCCTTTATAAGTATAGCTAGTCGCAAGGCTCAAGATATCGCTGTACTGTGTTAGTACTTCTGTGTTACCTACTGCTGGTGCGCCATCTGCGAGCGTACCGTTACCAATGTAAAGTTTACGCTGATCGATTACCCAGCCGAACTCTGCGCCTGCAAGCTGAGGTAGGTTCTCACTGAGGCCTTTACGGTTGGTAATACGGGATACTTGAACTATTGCCATCTTTTATCTAAACTCCGGAATCTAAGTGTATTTAGCTATCAAGATACTATAGTTCAAGGTTATTTGCAACAAAGTCATATAGTATTTTGTGCCCTTCTCTGTTAGGATGTTTGCCATCTGGATAAAAATATTCTGGATTGTTTTGCCACACATCTCGACGGGCTATTCCGTTAGCAACATCATCTAACACACTATTCATCTCTTGAACTGATGCTTGTTTTTTAATAAGTGCAATATCCGTTTTGTTGGTGCTGTCAAAACATGAATGAACCGGAGTATCTGTCTGGTGAGTATTGTTTATAATAAGATTTGTAACACTTTGACAAAGTATCGAGACACCAGGATATTCTTCACTGAATTTACTCATCCACATTGTGTCTGATACGCCGCCTATCACACACACAGGGACCTGATACTTTTGGCTGATTTCTGAGAGTCTGGAATAATATCTACTCATGTTTATATTTTGTGCTGCAATAAATCTATCAGAATCGTCAATATCCATAAACTGATCATACACTGGAGTATTGTGCGGCAGTGATGTAAATTCTTCAGATATCCATTCTGCATTTTCTATACTGCCATCTCTGGTCCATTCAGTTTGGAATACAATAATGGCTGATGGTGTTAGATGTTGGTTGGCTTCCATGAAATGTTTAAGGCGCTGGCAAATCATTCTATTGCTTACGCCGCCTTCTGATAGATTGACTACATCCACACCATTTTCTACAAAATATTGTGCAAGCCCGTTATGAGATATTGTGTATTGATCTGGGTTTGCCCAGTCCCATTCTCCAACTCCCCAACTGTCTCCGGTTATTAAGATTTTTTTCATTGCGTGTAATACGCCTCGACTCTCTTCCACCATTGCTGGCGCCAGTGTTCAAAGTCGTCACCTTCTATTACAAACTCTTGGTACACAGGATCGTTTTTGAGATGGCCCATTTCGTCCACATCAGGCTTAACACACATCAAGACCACACCTTTGTTTATCGTGGTGCCATACACTTCATTGTGTGCTTCTGCATATGCACACATTTGCAACTTGTAGTCTTCAATCCACTCTTCTTTTTTGGGCTTGTTGGTTTGCTTGAAGTCCATGATTGCATGTTCACCATTGTGTACTCCAACTAGATCCGTTGTGCCAGCATATATGCCTGGAAAGTACATGGGAACTTCAACACCCCATACTTCGTCAACATTGCACATGCCTTCACGTATCACAGTTTCAGCCATTGCGTGGGATTGCCAACTAAACGGATTGTTACCACGCTCTTTGATAACACCATCAACACAATAGTTTTCCAAATAGGTGTGCATTCTTGTACCACGGTTGGCTGCTTCTGTGGTGATTGCTTGTGCTTTTTGCTCTCCCACTCGTCGTCGCCAGTTTGCAAGAGCTTCCATTTTCTCTTTGCTTTTGGTCTTGTCAAGTATAGTGGTAACACTGGGCACAGGTTGACCAGTAGGAGTTTTATAATGTCGTTTACCGTCAATATTGGTCCGCGACATAGATTTATATTTGAATTTTTCTATTAACATACAACTATTATACAGGATCTATAATAAAAGTCAAGTATTTTATGTAAGTTCGTTAGCCGAATTTGCCATGCCAGCTACTGTGTCTTGTGCTTGGTCAACAGTCATAGTATCAGCATCGCTTGCGTCTTGCCCAGCACCATTTAGTATGATTTCGTCATCCGTTACATTGACAATGATATTCTTGAGTGGATCTTCAGTAGCCAGTGTACGCAGTTGTGTGTCAGTAATGTTAACACCCATGTTGTGTGCCATGCTGAGAAATGCATTAATAGGCACTGACTTGCTGCTGTCAGCGTCGTCAGTGCGGCCTAGCAGATATTCTGCGAGTGCTGTAAGCTGTTGAGCAGACGGTTTGTCCGATCTTTCAGTAAACTCGCGAATCTGCATTTATCTGCGAGCTCTACCTAGGCTGTTTGATGCTGGCTCTTCGATATCAACATCAACTTCGACATCGTCGACTGCATCAACTGCATCAATTGGATCATCCGCCATTGGGTCAGCTGGAGTAGCAACTTCTTCAGCACCTGGGACAACAGGCTCTTGTCCTGTTAGTGTGCCTTGTGCAGTTTCCATGCCAACTTTGGCAGCTTGTATTGCATCAACTAGGCTAGCAAGTGCTCCACTAGCAGCATTGTTGAAAGCCTGCGATTCATTTGTGCCAACTGTACTTGAAATGCTTGCACTCAACGCAGGAAGGTCCTTAAACTGCATAGCAGTTACGTCTTCCAGCATGTCTTGGATTCTATCAACCATGTCTTGTGCAGCAAGTACGACCTGAGCCTGCTGTACTTCATTTTCAGTTAGATATGCACCGTTCATTTTTAGTTTTACATTTTCATTGCGTAGCTTGTTTAGGATTGAACCAGCGACTCGTTCGCCTGCGGCTTTTGATCCATATTTCTTAGCAGCACCTTTGGCAATCTTTTTAAAGTTTTTACCCGGCTTGCCAATGTCTTTGCCAGCGGCAGCTTTCTTTGCTGAATAATCGCCTTCGCCAAGATCAATATCACCTTTGTCAACTGCCATTTTAAACTGTGCAGCCGCTTGTGGGTTATTTGCAGTCCCGATAGTTTCGCCATCAGCTGTGATTTTCATTGCGCCAGTTTGTGGCTCAAGTTTCACATCAGCTTCGCGCATGGCAAGTCTTGCAGTAAGACCTCTTTCCATAACCAGCAGTTTTACAAAACCAGGATCGCGCTCACTGTTGTGTGTGCGATGCTCACTGATTAAACTGCGAACTTTTGTTAGCATGCTTTTTGCTGCCGAAGAAGCTATGTTTTCAAAGTCAATACTTTTACTAAAATAGCTCTCTAAAACTTTCTGCGACTGTTTAGTCTGCGGTGATTCTAGGTCGAATAGTTTCATTATCAAATCCTTTTTGCTGACAGTATTTAGCAACACTTAAACATTTATCAATTTGTTTTTTCAGTGACTGATGCTGATCTTTTGCAATATCCAGTCGATCGAGGGTGATCTCTCGTTGCATTTGTGTGATCTTTCTGCTGTTAATATAGTGACGATAGTGCATCATTTCACTTTGCTTGCGAGTTAATTGTCCTTCAAGAAAGATCAAATTGTTTGCATCAACTCTTTTTTGATATTTGTCAAATATACACCAAGCAAGTGCAAGACGGCAACTGTTGAAAGTAACTGCTAGTGTATCATATCTATAGATTTCATAATCTTGATCGTCTGTCTTGACTATTTCATAGTCAGCAAACGCCATGATGCTGTCACCTTCCCTAAAAATAGCGTTGGGATTGGTAGTTAGTATATTGTCAGCAATTTGTTGTAGTAATCGTGAGGCTTTTTTTGTTAACCGACCACGTATGTTATTATTAACCATCCAACTACTCCTAAAAGAGATGCAATTATTCCAGTGCCCCAGCCGATTAGCTGGTCATTTCTGCGTTGTGCCATTTTTTCGACCATAACATGCACTTGGTTAATTAGCATTTCTAAATGGTCAACTTTGGAATCCAAAGTTTCAATGTTTTTGGCCATTGCTTTATATCGCTCAGCGCATAAGTCAACGTGCGCTTCTAAACTCTTTTTTTCAATTGGTGTGGTATCAGCCATTCTGTTCTCTACATAAATTTGTTAATATTATTTACCAAAAATTTAAATATCTTGGCTAGTGTCTTGTATTTCTTGTATTAACTTAAAATACACATTGGCTTTATCGCCAGTTGACAGTAAATATGGCATCAAAAACCCTTCTTGATAGGTTTCACTCAGACCAACAATCATTGGTACACCATGTACATCTTGTTTCAATAAACCTAAGGGATCGTTTCCGTCATCAAAGATGCCAGGATGTTCAATACAAAAGGAAAACTGCCACACGTTGATATTGTCTTTGCTAAAACAGTTTGGCTCTGTTACTTCAATAGTTTGTGTTTTTAAACTGATGCACTGAAGGATAGTTTCCCAGTTGCGTTGTTGGTTACGACTGTAGTTCCAATCATCTAGCGTTTTAATTTTTTTTCCTACATTGTTTGTCACAGGCGTTGATAATTTTCTGTAACTCTTTGTGCCAGTTGGAGTGCAATCAAACAGTGTTACTACATCAATCAGTTGCATGCTTCAATCTCCAATATACCATTAGTTGGTCCAGCATTTCTTTTAACGCTGTATCATGTTCGCTTGCTGCAACAATTTCACTCATGTGCGCTGCGACACTGTGCGGTTCTGGCGCTTTGCTTACCAGTTCCCTATGATGTGTACCAAAACGTCTGCGATAAACAGTTTGCCCCTTGTCTGGACTTTCGTATATCCATTTAGTCTTTACCATACTATTACTTAGTCACAAAAAAACCCCAGTTGCAATAACTAGGGTTTTAATAAATTATTCAGTAACTAAAATTAGTTAGTGAATGTAGCTGTAGCAGAAGTTGTTCCGCCTGTAGCTGTGTCAAGTGTAGCTGTTGTCCAAGCTTCTGTTGGGTAAACAGCAATAGCCAGTGTGTCTGTACCTGTATCAGTGAATTCCATGATAGCAATAGTAGCTTTGCCTTGGATTGCATCGATAGCTGTCTTAGCAACAGTACCGTCTGTAGCAACAGTAGCTAGTGCGATTGTGAAAAAGTCTAACTTAGGACCAGCTGGGTTAACTGTAGCAGCTGATGTTGGAAGGTTGATTGCACCTGAAGTGTATGATGCTGTATCAAGGTGTAGGACTGGTTTAAAGTCACCGTGTGTTCTTGTAAATGAAGCCATT